AATCGAGCGCGCGAATCACGTCCGCGCCCTTGAACGGGAACTGGCACGGGTTCAGACGCATGTGATCAAAACAGCGTCAGACCTGATCGATGCTGCCGCTGCGATTGCCGAGAAGTATGCGCAGACGCCCGAGCAGCGGATGAGCATCCGCAGGACCATCGGGGCTGTCGTTGACGAGCTTATCGACGGCCTCTACCCGCAGGCAGGAGAAGAACGCGATGAATGACACGATTGTCGCACCGCTGTGGGAGATCGGCCCCTTCGATCTGCCCCAGGCAGACATGCTCTCGCTTAACGGCAGAGCTGACCGCCGCACTCTCTCCCCGCGGATTCGGACACTGCGCATGCAGGCCCGTGTGATGGCCCGCGCGGCCCACTGCCCGACCTTCATGCGAGCGCGCCTCGTCGCGTGGGTTCGTTTCCCGGACGGACGCCGCCGCGACCTCCACAACTACATGCCCACCTTGAAGGCGCTCGTGGACGGCCTTGTGGACGCGGGCCTGCTGCCGGACGACGACGCGCGGCACCTGCAGGGACCGGACATGCGCCTCGACCCTCGCCACACCACCAAGCGCATGGGTATCCCCATGTGCTCGATCCGATTCACCGTCATGCCCTACGAAGAAAACGAGGAAGACCAATGAGCGGCGAAACAGTCGTCACCCTCGTCGGTAACCTGACCGCCGACCCCACACTCCGCTGGACACAGTCCGGCTCCGCCGTCGCTGACTTCACGGTGGCCTCCACCCCGCGAACCTACGACCGCAACGCCGGCGAATGGCGCGACGGAGACCCCCTCTTCATGCGCTGCTCCGTGTGGCGCGATGTCGCCGAGAACGTCGCCGAGTCCCTCCGCAAGGGCATGCGCGTCATCGTCGTCGGCCGCCTCACGCAACGCTCCTACGAAACGCAGCAGGGCGAGCGTCGCACGGTCGTCGAGCTGCAGGTCGACGAGGTCGGCCCCTCCCTACGCCGAGCTCGCGCACAGGTCACCAGACACCCAGCAGCCGACGGCGGGGCAGGATACCCGCCCCCGCCTCCACCTGCGTCCACCCAGCCCACGCAACAGGCCCCGCAGGCACCGCAGCAGCCCGCGCCCCGCCAGATCGTCCAAGAGGACCCCTGGGCACGCCAAACCCAGCAGGAACCCGTCTGGGAACCCCCGTTCTGATGGCCGCCACCCACGAGCGAACAGGCTGGGGAATCAACCCCACCGAGCTTGACGAGAACCCCCGGCGCTGCCCCAAATGCGAGGCTCCGATACTCCCGGGCCGGGCACTGTGCCACCCCTGTTACGTCCGGGCCGAGCAGCAACGCCGCGCCTTCACGGAGCGAGCGTGGATGACGAGGAACTACCCCGACTACAGGCCCCGCAGCCTGTTCCCTGAAGACTACGACCAAGAGGAGGTGACCAGATGACCTGCAACGACTGGACGCCGCGCGTGTGTGACTCATGCGGCGGCGCAATCAACCCCGTCACCGGCGAATGTCGGTGCTCAGACTAGAAAGCGACACACATGTTCTTCCAACTTGGAGACGAGCTCCGGGGCAACCCGAAGATTCAACGCCTCGCCCGCCGCGCCATGACCGGGGACCTCAGCGGCCTCGCCGCACTCGGCATGTGGGCGCTCGCGGGGACGGCCTGCCAGCAGGCGCTGACCGATGGAGTGATTGCGGTCGAGACGCTCGTCTCGGACACGCTCAATCTTGAAGTGGCGACTCAGCTGGCGGGGATGCTCGTCGAAGAGGGTCTGTGGCATGCGCCGGGGCACTCGTGCGAACGCTGCGTGCAGCCGCCGCCTGGCTCGTTCATCTTCCATGACTGGTTCGACCTTCGTTACGACCGTGGCGAAGACGTGCGAGTCACGAGAGGGAAGCGTGCTGAGCTGAAAAACAGGAAGATCACAGATGCTGTGTGGCTGCGCGATCGCGTCGGCGGTGTCGAGCGCGGCGGCAACATGACCGCGCCGTGCAGATACTGCGGCACGAAGGTGCAGCGCAAGGACCGCAGCACGTGGCAGTACGACCATGTGGAACCGACCAAGTACATTGGCGCGGCAAACATCGTGATCGCATGCACGGACTGCAACAAGCAGAAGCAGCAGCGCACGCCTGCCGAGGCGGGCATGGTGCTTCATCGCCCTGGGTGGATGCCCGGGCAGGCGGACTGGTCAGCGCCTCCAAAGAGCGTTGAGCGGCACACGGTCGAGGACACGCCGCGTCGCGGCGGAGCTGTCATGGTCGAAGCCGGGAGGGACGCGAATCCCGTCGAGGGGACGCCCTCGGGTCAGGTCGAATCCTCCCTCCCTTGGAATCCCAGCAGCCCCGCCGCCGGCACGGACGTTGATCTCCCGGACGCTCACGCGCTCGACTGGGGGCAGGCAGCAGGCGAGGGAGGCGAGGATCCCGTCGAGGCTAACGCCTCGGGTCAGGTCGAACCCGCCCCCAGCCTGCGCCGCGCAAACCCACTCCGACCTGCGACGGCACCTGCGGCAGCCGCAGCGGCAGCCGCGACGGCAACAAATCCTGCCGCAGCGGCAGCCGCAGCGCAGGAAAATCTTGCCGCGACGGCAGCAAAGCGGGTGTCTACGCGCGCACGCGCGTGTCAGGGCAGGGAGGGGCAGGGCAGGGAACTAGATAGGGAAGGGTCTGGCTGGGAGACTGGCGGGGCCGGGCAGGGTGAGCCTGCCTCACCCCGCAGGCGTAGGCCACGACGCAAACGTCAGGTGAGAAATCCTGGCGCTTCCCCTGAAGGTTCTCAGTCCATGCCCAACCCCTCATCTGCTGGTCTGGCGGGGGAGGCTCCTAGCCCGCAGGTTGGTGGACAGTGGGGGTCGCCCTGGTACCAGTGGCGAGGTCGTCCCCCGGTGGACGATGAAGCCGTGTGCCCGATCCATGGGGCCGACGTGCCCTGCCGTCTCTGCCTTGAGGAGGAGCCGTGCTGAACCGCGTGTGCTCATCCGGGTGTGCATCGCCTGGTGAGCATCTTCCTGACTGCCAGGATGACTCGTGCCGGGGCTGCGCCCCGAGTCCGGCTTACGTCGGCGTCTTGTGCGCCCGCTGCTGGGGGAGACTCCAAGCCGTCGTGCGCACGATGCCGGCACTCGTCGGCGAGCTGATGAGCGGGGATGATGCGCCCTCGGCGGTCTCATCCTCTGGCGGTGGTCGCCCGCCTGGCTCGTCCTCGCTGTACCCGCAGCAGAGGGCAGCAGCCGACGAGCTCGCAGCCGCGCTGGCCTCATGGTGCATCCAGGCAGGCGAGCATATCGGCGTGGAGGCTCCTCGGCCGTCCGGTCTGTGGTGGTCGAGCCCTGGTCGCAAGATCGACTCGGAGACGGGCGAGGCTTACCTCGTGGAGGCAGAGCCGGTCGGCATCCGTGTCCCGGAGGCGCTGACCGAGCTCGTCCGCTGGATTGACCCGCTGCTCGACCGTGTCGCGGCCGCCCCGTGGGCGCCCGAGATGCTTGCCGACCTGGCTAGGCTCGATGCCGGCGCACGCGCAAGGTGGGCAGTCGAGGAACCAGAGCGGCACGTGCAGGACATCGCCTGCCCGTCGTGCAACGCCTACTCGCTCGTGGTCACGCCCGTCCGAGTCGTCGGCGGGCAAGAGCAGGTCACCTGCTCGCGCATCTCCTGCGGGCGCGTCCTGTCCTCCCAGGACTGGGAACGACTGCGCGCCTGGTCGGTGCTGGTCGCTCGCATGTCAGCAAAGGCCGAGGAGACATCGGCATGATCGTGGCGGGGGAGGAGTGGGAGCGCCAGTGCGATGTGCCCAAGCATGTGCCCGGCCTCCCCGCGTCAACGGTCCGGGTGTGGGCAGCGGCAGGCCGGGTGCGGTCGGTCAAAGTCGGCGGCTCCGTATGGGTATCCGTCGAGGACGTGCTAGCGGCTGCGGCCTCGTCGCGCCGCCGCTGCACGACACGACACGCGAACCAGGTGAAGGTTGATTGACAGCAGCGCAGGGCAGTTGTAACATCTGTGCCAACGGCAGAAGTGTCGAACAAGCCCCGAGGTGGTTACCGCCCGGGGCTTTCGCGTACCCGCCGGACCGGCGAGCTTCGAGAGGATGAAGCGTCATGGCTTGGTCATCGAGCGATCGTGCATCGCGGCTCCCGCCTGACTGGGACGAGCGCCGCGCCTTCGTCCGAGCCCGCGCAGGCGGCAGGTGCGAAGCGCTCCTGCATGACGGGACGCGCTGCCCTGCAGCTGGTGCCGAGTGCGACCACATCACACCTGGTGACGATCATCGAGCGACGAACTTGCAGTGGTTGTGCTCGTGGCATCACAAGCGAAAGACTCAGCGAGAAGCCGCGGCTGCATTAGCCGCAGAGCGGGCGCGAAACGCCCCACGCAAGCGCAAGCATCCCGGCCTCATCGACTAGACCCCCACCAGGGACCCCCTCCCCACCCAACTCAGACACCGTCAAGAGCTGTCGGTTTTTGTTTGTACGGGTCTGGGGAAATATCAACTGCTCGTAAGCGTTGCTAGCTCAACGCAAACGCCGGGTCGTGGGGTGAGGGCGTGGGGGAATTTAGAGGGGTGCTAGGGTGCCGTCCTGGTACACATTCTCCGTGACGGTGATGTATCGCCCCTGCGAATAGAACTCGATCCGCTGCCCACGCCACATGCGCTTGAAGCCACGCTGCGGGGCGGCTGTCCCCCAGATGTGCAGACCGCGCCCAGACGGCGACATCTCGACATACGAGCCCTCGTAGTACGCGAGCAGAGCGCGAGCGGCCTCGTTGGGGATGCCGTGCTCATCGAGGCAACCGTCGAGGTCGATACAGCCGATGCCATCCCCGAGGACGAACCCCAGGGGAGTGCCAGTCGCGCTCGCGGCCGCGTGAGTGCTCCACGTGCTCGGGTCAGTAACTGAAGCCCAACGGCCGGTGCGCGAGCACACGGGGCGCTTATCGATGTGGTTGACCCATCGTGGACGGCTGGTGAGTTCCATGGGCAGGCCTTGTGGGGCCTGCGTCTGCGCGGCGCGGTGGTGAGCGACCCGGCATCGGGCCGAGCAAAAGCGCGCGTCCACTCGCGCCCATTGTTTGAGCGGAGCCGAGCAGTGTTCGCATGTCCTCACGCCTCCTATTGTAACGGATAAAGCGTTGATATTCTGCGGATTGGAGGGGTAGTTATGGCTGGACGTGGCCCCGCGCCAAAGCCGAAGGGCTCGCGAGCTCGCCGGAACAAAGACCCCCAAATCCTGCGCATCATCACGGCACAGCCAGTCAAGCAGCCCTCACTGCCGGTCATCGAGCAAGTCGTGCTCGACGAGAACGGCAAACCGAGGAAGAAGCGCTTCACGTGGCCGACGATGACTCGCCGCTGGTGGAAGATGTGGGGCGAATCCCCACTCAGTGCGGAGTACACCGAGACTGACTGGTCATTCCTCCTCGACACCGCTTACCTGCATGCCCTGTACTGGAAGGGCGATTTCCGCCAGGCCGCTGAACTCAGGCTGCGTGTCGCGAAGTTCGGTGCAACCCCCGAGGATCGTGCCAGGTTGCGGATTCAGTTCGCGGTGGCCGATACCCTCGAAGACGACGCCGATACCGCCGTTGATGATGTGGCGCCCGTTTCTGCGCGTGCGCGCAGGCGACAGAAGAAGCTGAGGGCGGTGTAACGTGCCCTGGATGCCGATCGACGAGGACGATGAGTTCCCGACGCTCGGATACGACATCGCGGACTGGATGATGGAGTTCCTCCTCATGCCAGACCGTGACGAGGACAGCGAGGAACACATCCCGTTCGTGCCCACGCAAGAACAGATTGAGTTCCTCGCGAGGCTGTACGAGCTGGACCCAGACACGGGCCGTCGAGTGAAACAGCGCGCGGTGCTGTCGCGTCCGCGTGGGTGGGGCAAGAGCCCGTTTATCGCGGCGATCTGCTGCGCCGAAGCGATGGCCCCCGTTCTGTGTGACGGGTGGGATGCTGAGGGGCAGCCGGTCGGCGTGCCGTGGTCGACGCGGCGCACGCCTATCGTGCAGGTCACGGCGACCACCGACGACCAGACGGCGAACACTTGGGACCCGTTGCTCGAAATGCTGCGTGGCTCTCCCGCCGAGTCGGAGTACGGCCTCGACCCGATGGACAGCTTCGTTGCCCTGCGTCGCGGCCGCATCGAGAAACGAACATCCTCGGCGACCTCCGTCAAGGGTGCGAAGGCCGTTATGGCTGTTATGGACCAGACGGAAACGTGGCTGCCGTCGAACGGCGGCCCGAAGCTGGCGAAGACACTGCGTGCGAACGCGGATAAGCTCGGCGGTTTGACGATCGAGACCCCCAACGCCTACACGATCGGCGAACGCTCGGTCGCGGAGACAACAGCGCGATTCTATGAGCTGATCAAGGCTGGCAAGGCCAAGCCGGAAGCTGCTCGGGGCTTGTACTACGACCACCGTGAGGCCCCGCTGGACACCGACATCTCGGACCGTGAATCGCTCATCAACGGTCTGCGCATCGCCTACGGAGACTCGGCAGCCGACCCCAGGGGATGCGCGATCCACGAGCCCGAGTGCGAACCCGGCTGGGTCGACATCGAGCGCATCGCGGATAGCTTCTGGCATCCGGATAACGATCCGGCGGACATGTGCGCCAACTTCCTCAACCAGATCAACAGCGCGTCCGACGCATGGCTCACGATGCCGGAGCTGCGAGCCATCGAAGACCACACGAAGCAGATCAGCTCCACCGAGCCGATCACGCTCGGCTTCGACGGCTCCGAAGGTAGGAAGATCGGGATCGCGGATGCCACGGTCCTGATCGGCTACTCGGTGACGCAACGGCACCTGTTCAAGGTTGGGATTTGGAGCCAGCCAGACGGCCCTGCAGGCGAGGGGTGGCAGCCGCCCCGCCTCGAAGTGGAACAAACCGTCCGAGAGGCCTTCGAGCGATTCAACGTCGTGGGCTTCTACGCGGACCCGTCGGCTGGCTGGGCTCAGGATGTGAAGGGCTGGGAGGCGCGCTACTCGCGCCGCCTGCGCGCCAAGATCAGCGCGTCCGAGCCGATCCGGTACCCGCAGCGCAACGTCAGTAAGACCTGCGAAAACTTCGCGCAGCTCTTGTCCGCGATCCATCAAGGCCTCGTCACATACGACGGCGACCCAACGATGACCGCGCACCTGCTCAACGCCCGCAAGTCGCCCAGGCAATCGGGCTACGTCCTCGTCAAACCTGCGGACGACCAAGACTACTCGAAGATTGACGCCGCATGGGGCGCCATGTTCGCCTACACAGCCGGACTCGACGCCGTCGGCAAGGGTGCAGCCAAGCAAACCAGTCGCCGCGCTCCGAGGCGGCTCTACTAACACGCACTGGGGGAGGAGGCCCCACCTCATGACGAAAACGCCCGAGGAATGGCTTGCCTACCTCACTGCAAAGATGGATAAGGAGCGTCCGCGAACGGACCTCCTGCGCTCCTACACCAACGGGTCATCCCCCCTGCCGGAGATGGGCCCTAATCTCGCGAAGGCGTGGCTGAAGTTCCAGCGGCGTGCGCGCACCAACCCCGGCAAACTCGTCGTGTCCGCGCTCGTGGATCGTCTCATCCCTAACGGGGTGACGGTCGGAGCCAGCGAGGACAGCCCTGCCGCGCAGGCAGCAACGCGCATCTGGCGCGACAACCGCCTCAAAGTGGTCTTCTCGGACGCAATCTGGGACGCAGCAACCCTCGGCCACGGCTACCTCCTGGTCACCCAGGACGAAGACGGCCGAGCATGCGTCACCTACGAGCGGCCCGAACACATGTACGTCGAACCGGACCCGGTCCGCCCCTGGCGCGCGCTCGCGGCCGTGAAGGTCTGGCGAGACCAGGCGGCCGGCCTCGACCACCTCGTGATGTGGACCCCGGGTCTGCGCATGTCCTACACGCGCTCGGCTTACGACAAGTCGCGGCAGCTGATCTCCCGTGTGTCCGGGGACTGGCGTCTCGACCTCGGCGGCGTCCAGCCCTTCGAGGGCGCTCCCCCGGTCGTGGTCCTAGAAAACAGGTTCGGGATGGGCGAGTTCGAGCACGTGCTTGACCTGATCGACCGCATCAACTGGCAGACGCTGCAGCGCCTGGTCATTATCTCGATGCAGGCGTTCCGCCAGCGCGCGCTGAAGTCTGCTGAGGGATCGGCTGGCCTGCCCGCCGAGGATGAGTCCGGGAACGCGATCGACTACCAGGCGATCTTCGAGCCCTCACCCGCCGCTCTCTGGGAGCTGCCCCCGGGCGTGGAAATCTGGGAGTCCTCCCAGACGCAGATCACCGAGATTCTCAACGCGACCAAGGACGACTGGCGCGAATTGGCCGCCGAGACCTCAACGCCGCTCTCGATCATGCTCCCGGACTCCGCAAACCAAAGCGCAGCGGGAGCTGAACAGCCGCAGAAGGCCCTCCTCTCCAAGGCAGGCGACAGGATCGAGCGCTTCAAGCCCGCGCTCGCCTACCTCATCGTCAAGGCGCTCGCGGTCGAGGGATACGCGCTAGGCGAGGCAGAGACCGTGGAGGTCCTGTTCGTCCCGCCGCACGCTGTCTCCCTCACCGAGAAATACGCTGCGGCCGTCCAGGCACGCAACGCGGGAGAGGCGCTCGAAACCATCCAGCGCAACATCCTCGGATACTCGCCGGAGCAGATCGCACAGGACAAGCAACGCCGTGCTGAGGAGCAACTCGCACTGGCGTTCGCGCTCCAAGACAAGCCGCAGCCACAGCTGACAGACGAGGCCACAACCCCGGGAACGGGGGGGGGAGACCCAGCAGACCTGAAACTCAGGTTTGACGCCCTCGGCACGGCGATCCGCGCCGGCGTCGCTCCCGAATCGGCATCACAGGTCGTCGGCCTCGACGGAATCCGATTCACGGGCGCCGTCCCCGTCGCACTCAGGCTCCCAGAGACACAGTCAGCGACACTCGAGGAGAAGTAGAAATGCCGGACCTGGACTCGCTCAACCGCCTCACTGAGGCCTATGACAGCCAGGTCCACGCAATCCGACAGCAGATCACCGCCTTCGGGCAGGCCTACTGGGACTCACTCCCGCACTACAGGACCAGCGCCGTCGAGGACATGATCCAAGCGATCACCCCCAGAGTGACCGCAGGCCAGCTCCGCATAGCCGACCTGACGCGCGCATATCTCGCCCAGTGCGCCCGCGAACTTGGCTGGAAGGTCGTCCTCCCACCCATCGACCAGGACGAGATACGCGGCGCTCGCGGCGTAGACCCGCGCATCGTCTACCGTCGCCCAGCCGTCGACGTGTACACCGCGCTCGCGGCTGGCAAGCCTCTGCCGCAGGCTGCGGCAGAGGGGCGGCTGCGGCTCACGCAGCTGATCGGTGGGGACATGCAGCTGTCGAAGGTGCATGCGTCTCGGCAGTCGATGCGGGGCTACCCCGAGGAGGGGCAGTTCTACCGGCGTGTGCTCACGGGGCGCGAGAACTGTGCCCTGTGTGTCGTGGCCTCGACGCAGCGCTATTACCGTGGTGACCTGCTGCCGATTCACCCGGGGTGTGACTGTGGGGTGCAGCCTCTTCCTCCGGGCCTGGCGGTCAATCAGGTGATTGACGAGGACTTGCTCGAGCAGGTCCACCAGATCACGGCGGACCGTCTCGGTGTCTCTGACCGGGGTGGGCGTACTCCGGATTATCGGAAGCTCTTGACGGTCAGCGAGCACGGCGAGTATGGGCCAACGCTGTCGTGGGCACAGCCCAAGGCCAAGCCTAAGCCCAAGGCGGGGGAGTCTGAGCCGCCTAAGCCGCCCAAGCCACCGAAGAAGACCACAGCACAACCGCCGGACGACTCCGATCGTTTAAAGCGCCTGATGAGCGTTCCTGCCGAAAAATGGCATAAGACGCTTCAGTACGAGGGTGGGGACGTGACGGGGATTCCCGGAGAATTCCTGTATCCGGGGCATGGGGACGGACGGGTGTTCATCCCGGCAGTTTCGGCCAGAAAACCGCCCAGTGAGCATGAGGTGCTCACGGCGCTGCGCCTCGCGGAAGAGGGAATGGATGTGCTGTTCCGCGTTGATTCGCGCGAAGAAGGCGTGAAGAACCCAGACGCGGAAATGAATCAGCAGGTCTGGGAATTCAAAGCACCCACGGGGGAAGGCAAGAACACCATCGACTCGCAGATGAAGCGAGCGGGGAAACAGGCTGAACGCCTGGTCCTCGATCTGCGCCGTAGCAAACTCGACGATAGGGAAGCGATCGGGGATATTCGGCAGGGTATGCAGGGTCGTCATCTTACCCAAGTGATTGTCGTAGATCATGCAGGAAATATTGTCCACATTCCATGAGTGTGGTACCCTAGTGGTGAGGACACTAGGCAGCCCCTTCGGGCAGCCGGGGTGTCCTCACTTCATATAGCTCAAATTCACCGGCCATGGGCGCAATGCCCGGGTCGGTTTTTGATACCCCAACCAGCCCCCAGCCGTAACGGTGTGGGGGCTTTCGTGTACCCGGAATGGGAGGAATCACCATGAAGAACCACCTGAAGCACCGTCCTTACCTTCGCTTCGTCGACGCCCCGTCCGCAGAGGCGGGAGGGGATGCGACGTCCGCGCAGGAAACCCCCGCTGCCACCGCTGAGGATACGGCCCAGCAGGTTGACTGGGAGGCCGAGGCGCGGAAGTGGAAGGAGCTCTCTCGCAAGAATGAGTCTCGGATGAAGGAGAACGCCGAAAAGGCGCGCTTATACGACGAGGCTCAGGAGCAGGGCAAGTCCGAGCTGCAGAAGGCGCAGGAAGCGGCAGCGAAGGCTGAGGCACGAGCTGCAGCGATGGAGGCCGAGGCGATGCGAGCGAAGGTCGCGGCGGCGACGGGCGTGGACGCAGACCTGCTGTCTGGCTCGTCAGAGGACGAGCTGAGGGCATCTGCTGAGCGCCTCCTCGCCTGGCGAGGCGCGCAGGTCCCCAAGGGTGCTCCCGCGACGGACGCAGGAGTTCGTGGTGACGAGATCAGGGCTGCAAGACAGCTCACCCGGGAAGACCTCAAGAAGATGTCTCCCGCAGAGATCATCAAGGCCCGTCAGGACGGGCAACTGAACAACATCATGGGCATCGCATAAGCGAGCCAAGAAAGGACACACAATGACTCTCACGCATTTCATTCCGGAACTGTGGTCGGCCAGCATCCTCGAGAACTTCCGCCGTGACACGGTGCTCGTCGGGATGGCCAACCGAGAATACGAGAAGGCCTTCACCGCGGGCTCGAAGATTCACATCCCCGGCATTGTCGATGTGAAGGTCAAGGACTACAAGACCGGCGCAGTCACTGGGACTGGTGGCGCTAAGGTGCCTCGCACGACCGTCCCCGATGCCGTCGAGTCCACGGGCATCGAGATCACCATTGACCAGGAGAAAAGCTTCGACTTCCTGGTCGATGACATCGACGCCGCGCAGGCGAACCAGTCTCTCGACGCCTACACCAAGTCGGCGGCGGCCGCGCTCGTTGAAGACGCGGAGACCTTCCTGACCGCGATGCTGACCTCCAGGGGCACGGCGGTCACGGGCATCGCGAACCCGACGAACTGGGAGACCGCATACGGCGCGATCCTGAAGCTGCGCGGCAAGCTCTCGGCCGAGAAGGTCCCCGCCATGGACCGCGTGCTCCTCATCAACGCGGCGTTCGAGGAGTTCCTCCTCTCTGACGGTTCGAAGCTCACCAGCTTCGACAAGTCGAACATGACGGATGGCCTCCGCGAGGCGACGATCGGTCGTCTCCTGGGCTTCGACGTGGTCACGAGCCCCTGGCTCGATAACACGAAGCCGATGGCTGTCGCGTTCCACAAGCCTTCTGTGGCCTACGTGTCGCAGGTCGAGAAGACCGAGTCGATGCGTGCGGAGCAGACCTTCGCGGATCGCGTTCGTGGTCTTCACGTCTACGGGGGTGCAGTACTGCGCCCGAAGGCGATTCAGGTCTTCAAGGCGGCGTGATGCAGGTCAGAGGAGACAACGGGATCGAGTTCGAGCTCGCGGACGAGGTCGCCACGGCAATGATCACGGCGGGCATCCTCAAGGGCGCCACCCCCGACGACGACACGTCAGACGGGGACGACGCCGGGCCTCCCGAGGCAGCCTCCGAGGAGACTGCGAAGAAGCCTAAGAAGTAGGAGGGGACGATGCCTGTTCCGCTGGTAACTGTCGAGGACATCCAGGCCGCTCTCGGCCGCCCCCTCACAGACTCGGAGTCGGCGCGGGCAACGTTCATCGCTGACAAGCTCGGCGAGGCCTTCAAGGCGCGCGCACGCCAGACGTTCACCGTCGAGACGTACACGCACCGCTTGAAGGTCGACGCGGGCGGGCGCGTCGTCCCCACGCGGGCGCCGCTCGTCGCCGTCGAGGCTGTCACGGCAGACGACGGGCAGTCGATCCCGTACCAGGTAAGGCACGGCTTCATCCAAGTCGCATTGCCCGCGAACGAGTTCGTTGTCGTCACCTACGCGGCAGGCTTCACCGAGGTCCCCGCAGCGGTACGACTTCAGCTCGCGGACAGTACGCGACGTATCCTCCTCATCCCTGACGCAGCCGCCCAAGGCGCAACCCAGATGACCGAGACGACGGGTCCGTTCACACAGACCCGCCAGTACGCCACCTGGGCAGTCGGGGGACAGGCCCTCCTCTCACCGGATGACCAAGCGCTCGCGGACGCTTATCGCCCGCGCAGCGCTGGTCACGTGTGGGTGATGGGAGGGGCTTGACGTGATGGAGGAATGGAAAACTCCGGTCCAGGTAGAAGGGACCGTCCATCGTGACGGGGACGGCTACCTCGTCGAGGAATCCAAACCGCGCCTCATCGGGGGCTGCCTGATCGCGCCGGGACAGTTCACTGTGCCGGGCTTGCTCGATCAGGCAGCCTCTGAGCGGGCCGACGAGACCGCGACACTCTACCTCCCGAGGGGAATAACGCTGAACGTCGGGGACGTCATCCGTGTCCCGGCCGAGCATCCTCTCGGCGGACGGTGGAGGGTCGAGGAGCCATCCTCGCCGTGGCCGCGCGGCACCGCTGTCGTGATCTCACGGAGGTGAGGAATGGCAGTCAAGTTCGTGCGAAATGACGTCTCAATTGAGGCTCTCCTGCAATCCGAGGGCATCGGTCGCGCGATGGTCAGCGAAGCCGAAGCGGTGCGCGCTGCGGCCGAGGCGGCGGCCCCGAAACGTGATCGCGTGCTCTCGGACGCATACAAGGTCGAGGCTGTGACAGCCACGGTGAAGACGCGCCGAAACGGCTCGTCTCGCAGGGCTGCAGGCCGAGTGACCAACGACGCCCCGCACGCCGTGCCCGTGGAATTCGGGCACTTCACCGCAGACGGTCGCCGCGTTGCCGGGCACCATACGCTCGGCAAGCTCGCGGGCTCCAAGCGCGCACGACGAGGAGGCCGGTCATGAAGTACACGGACCCAGTCCAGGTGCTACGAGATGCGATCATCTCAGCAACGGGGGCGCAGACAGTACGGGTGATCCAGGAGGGCAGCCTCCCGGACACGTGGCCGATGCCACTTGTGCATGTCTACGCGACCCAATCCCAGGACCTCGAATTCGAGCGCATCACCTCCGTCGTTGTCGACGTGTACGCCAAGACCCCCACAGGGCCGGGCGTTGGTGGCGCGGAGGCGCTCGCGGATGAGGTCGTGGCTGCTCTGTCAGTTCGTCCTGTGGTGGGGGCCTCTGGGTGGGTGGATGAGGCTTCTGTGCCGTCTCGCCTGGGGGTGCGCGCCGCTTATGGCGTCGTTGAGGTGGTGGGCCTCAGCGTGGAAGTCACTCAACGTCCCACCGGCTAACCAATCTGATCTAGAAAGGACCCTGATATGGCCGATACGACGACCATTGAGGCACTGAAGAAGAAGCACAACAAGGCAAAGAACGTCAGGAAGGCTCTCAACGTCCTGGCGTTTGTCGCACCGCTCACGGCCGCTGTCCCGGACGCGCTGACAGGCGCGAGCGGCGCGATGAAGCAACTCTCCGCGGACTGGACTCCGCTGGGAATCTTCACGACCGATGGCGGAGAAATCACGCCTGACGTGTCCGTGGACGACGTCGACGGCCTGGGCTACGCAGAGCCTGTGCGCTCTGACCTGACCAAGGCAACCAAGACGATCAAGCTCAACATCTTCGAGCTGTTCCGCAAGGAGATGCTGAGCCTGACGCATGGCATTGACCTCTCGCAGGTCAAGGCGAACGCGACCACGGGAGAAGTGGTCTTCGATGATCCGCTTCTTCCCTCTATCCCGGAGAAGCGTCTGCTGCTCGTCGCCGCCGACGGCCCTGCCGACGACGAGTGGCTGATGGGCTGGTGTTTCACGCGAGCCAAGCTCGTCTCAATGCCGACGATCTCGCTCAAGGCGACGGACCCGATTACCGGCGACCTCGAATTCAAGGCATTCGCCGACGAGGCCGCAGGAACGGCCTGCCGTAATTACTACGGCGGCTCGGCGATGCTCAAGCACCGTGACATCACGGGCTTCAGCGTCTGACACATGCTGCGGGCGGGGGCCGGGGATGTTCTCCCTCCGGCCTCTGCCCGCTACCAACCCCAGGAGAACACAGTCGATAGGACAACCATGGACCAGCTGACCTTCACGAAGACGATCAAGACGGACGACGGGAACGACCTCGTGCTCACGCGAGTCACCAACGACGCTGCCGACGCGAACACTCTGCGCGCACAGGGATGGGAAGAAGCCCAGCCCGACGAGCAGGAAGCGGACGCGCCGACGCTGCCTGCCCCGCCCGCCAGCACCCAGCGCCGCGACAACTGACCGACCAAACAAGGAGAACACCAATGGCAGACAAGATTACCCCCACCCTGACGCTCTCGGCCCTCAACAACCTCGATGGCGCAGCAGCGGCCACCCCGTTCACCTTCGGGCTAAACAACCACGTCGTGACCTTCCCGGACCCCCTGGGCATGAGCCCCGAGGCCGGCGAAGACCTCCTCCTCGACCTCGGTGGCGGCAAGCGCGCCACGGAGGTTATCAACAAGTGGCTATCGGAGGAAGACGCCGCATTCGTCACCAAGCATCTGAGCCTGCGTCAGATGCTGCTCCTCCTGCGACAGGCATCCAATCACTACGAGGCCTCGCTCGGGTCCCTGGGGGAAGGGCGCGCCTCTACGACCGCCTAACACGGTACGAGAGGCAGATCGTCGCGGACCTCGCGGAACAGGGCTGGGACACATACGCCCTGTTCCGCGCACGCCGATACCGATTCCTCCTGACACTCATCGACGAGCTGCCCTCAACAAGTCGAACCGTCGCAGCGATACTCAACGACCCCGAGGTCGCAATCGAAACCGCGATGGCGATCGCCGAAGCCGCGGACGACGACGACACCGAGGCACAGCTCCGAACACAAACCCCCGAGGTCAGAGTCCTGCAGGACATCTTCGACCTGCTGGTCTCGGCCTTCGGAGGAAAAGAAACCTACCCACGACCCGAGAGCCTCACCGCGATCGCACTCGAAGACGCGCGCACGAGCGTCCGAGACCGCAGCGCCCACCAGGCGCTCGCGGCTCTCATGCCGGGGTGGAGTCCACAAGAAACCTGAATATCTACCTGTAGGAGGTCTGCGTGGCTGGCGTGTATCAAGCAGGCACTGTCTATGTCGATGTTGTCCCCTCGATGCGGGGATTCTTCAAGAGCATCGAGAACGCGACAGCCACGCAGCTCCCGCAGGTGGCTGGCGATGCGGGAAAGAAGTACGCGGAGAAATTCAAGGAGAAGGTCTCCGAGTCTGGCAAGGACCTCGTTAACGCGATCGCCGATCCTCTGGGCAAGTCAACGGCGCGCCTTCGTCAGGAGGCCGCGCAGGCTGGGGCAGCCCTGCAGGAAGCGCACGCCAAGGTGGAGAAGTCCTCCTCTGCGCTCGCGAAGGCACGCGCCGAGGAAGAGACTGCTGCATCTGCGGTGGAGCGTGCCGAGCGTGCACTCGCATCAGCACGTTCCAGCTCATCCGCTGACTCGGCGGCTGTCGCCCGCGCGGAGTCGGCGCTGGCCTCGGCGCGTGAAGCGTCGGCAGCAGCGAACAAGAAGGCCGACCAGGCGTCCGCTAACCACACGGACTCTCTGCGCAAGGAGAAGGCCGCGTCCGACAGCGCGAAGGCGGCAACCGAGGCGCTTGACCAGCGTATCTCGAAGGCCCCGTCCAACTGGGAGCGCTTCACGACGTCGCTGAAGGGCTGGGTGCGCGAGGCCGACAACGTCGAGCGTGAAGCCCACGAGGTTGATTCCTCGCTCGGTCTTGTCGGCTCGGGCGTGACGTCGCTCGGGGGACTCGTGACCTCGGCGCTAGGACCGCTCGCGCTCCTGGGTGCGGCTGTCGGCATCGGCGGTTTCGCGTCCGAGGCCATCGCAGCCTCAGACGCAACGAACAAATTCGCCGATACGCTGCGGTTCGCTGGCGTCGATGATTCGATGATCGAGCGTCTCGGCGCATCCGCACAGGAGTACGCCGACCGCACGGTCTACGACCTCGCGGACATCCAGGGCATTACAAGCCAGCTCGCCGCGAACTCGGTCGATGGCTTCGACCGTCTTGCGGAGGCTGCTGGCAACCTCAACGCGGTGTCGGGCGGTACGGCTGACACGTATAAGAGCCTGGGCCTGGCACTCGTCCAGGTGAACGGTGCTGGGAAGCTCCAGACCCAGGACTGGAACCAAATTGCCAACGCCATTCCGGGCGCGTCCGGCAAGATTCAGCAGGCTCTGTCCGATATGGGCGCCTATACAGGCAACTTTCGCGACGCCATGGCGGAAGGCCAAATCTCTGCGGAAGAGTTCAACCAGACGCTCCTGCAGCTGGGCTTTGATGACGTCGCGGTCGCAGCAGCGTCGGACGTGTCGCGCATCGAGAACGCGGCAGGGAATCTACAGGCGACGATTGTCGGCGGCTTCAAGGACATGATCGACCTCGCGAAGCCGCAGCTGACCGACTTCATGAGCTGGATGTCGGACACGCTCGGCGCTGGGTTCGCGTGGATCAAGGACGTGGGCGTGCCCTCGATCCAGGGAATCTGGGATGTCCTCGCCAACGGGAACTTCTCGGGGCCGATCTTCGGCCTCGAGGAGGACAGCGGCCTCGTCGACTTCCTGTTCAACCTGCGTGATGCGGGCATGGCTGCCTGGGAGATGCTCAAGTCCGGCTGGGATGCGGCAACGAACCTCGCGGCCGCGTTCGCGCCTCTCGCCCAGAGCGTGTGGGACATGGTGAGCGCGTTCGGTGGGGACGGCCCGTCGGTGATTCAGCGGACCGCTGAGGCGTTGAAGAGTGTGTTCGACTGGGTCGGGAAGAACACCGACATCGTCGCTCCACTCGTCACTGCGGTCGTCGCTGGCACGGCGGCGTTCAAGGGGATGAGCGCGGCCATGGGCGCCGTGAACGCCGTGAAGGCGGCGGGCGGGTTGTTGCAGTTCGTCAAGGCCACGAATCTCGCGAAGGCAGCGCAGGTCGCGTTCAACTTCGTCATGAACATGAACCCGGTCGGCGCGATCGTCACGGCGATCTCCGCACTCGTCGCGGGCCTCGTTTACTTCTTCACGCAGACGGAGACAGGCCGGAAGGCGTGGGCAGCGATCACGGAGGCGTTCTACAGCTTCGTGGACTGGATCAGCTCGGCGTGGTCGTCCGCCATGGAGTCGATCTCCTCGTGGTGGACGGGCACCTGGGATGGCGTCTCGGGATTCTTCTCGACCTACGTCGTGCAGCCGATGCAGACGGCCTGGGAGGTGATCACTGCCGTCTGGGATGGGATTGTCACCGCGTTCAAGACTGCGTTCGCGATCATCGTCGGCTTTGTCCTGACGCCGATCCAGCTCTACATACGGGCATGGGTAGCGGTCTTTACCTGGGCGTATGACAACGTCATCAAGCCCGTGTGGGATGCGATCTGCCAGGCCTTCACCTGGGCTTACGACAGCGTCATCAAGCCAATGTTCGAGCAGATCGCTAGTACCTGGCAGTGGATCGCCGGAATAGCCACAGAGGTGTTCGGCGGCATCGTCTCATTCCTCGAGGGAGTGTGGACGGCGATCTCCACAGGAGTGACGGCCGCGTGGAATCTCATCGTCGCGGGCGTCACCTGGTACATCAACACCGTGTGGAACATCGTCAGCACAGTCTTCACGACAGTCGCTGGCGTCGTCTCCTCGATCTGGAATGGCATCTCCTCCACCATCACGGGCGTCTGGGAGTCCATCAAGTCCACGGCGAGCGCAGCCGTCCAGTGGGTCTACGACAGCGTCACGAACGTGTTCTCGTCCATGTCGAGCGGAGTTTCCTCCACCTTCGATGGCATGCGCTCAGCCATCGAGTCCGTGTGGAACAAGGTGAAGAGCGTCGCGGCAAAGCCGGTGAACTTCATCATCGACACCGTCTACACCAATGGCCTGAAATCCATGGTGGAAACGGTCGCCTCGAAGATCGGCCTCTCACTCACCCTGCCGACGGTCCCCAGGATTGCCGAGTATGCCGGCGGCGGCATCGTCCCCGGCTACAGCCCCGGACATGACACGATCCCGGCGATGCTCTCCCCGGGCGAGGCAATCCTCGTCCCCGAGCTCGTCCGGCAGATCGGCCCGAGTAGGATCATTGCCGCGAACTGGGCCGCTTCGAAGCGCCGCCCCGGTGGCAGCCCTGGCAAGGCACCCACCGGATTCTCCGGAGGAGGCATCGCCCACTTCGCTGGCGGCGGCATCGCAGGATGGTTCGCTGACGCAGCACGCGGCGTGAGCGAGTTCTTCCGCGACCCGCTCGGCTCCATCGCGCAGCTCATCACCGAGCCCGTCCGAGGACTCATGAAGGGCATCGCCCCCGGAGTCATCGGCGAGCTCGGCGCAGGCGGCGTCGAATCCCTCCTCGCAGGAGTCGGATCGTTCTTCAAGAAGAAGGCCGAGGAATCTTCATCGGCCGGACTCGTGGGCGCCGCAATGCGAGCTGTCCAAATGCAGGTCCCCTACGTGTGGGGAGGCTCAGCCATCCCGCCCGGCCTGGACTGTTCAGGCCTGGTCTACTGGGCCGCGCAGCAGCTTGGCCTGGGGTGGCCGCGCCTCACGGCAGCGGGGTATCAGTCCGGCTCCACCCCGGTCCCCTGGACGCAGGCGGCCCCCGGCGACCTGCTGTTCTGGGGAGCACCTGCCCACCACATCGCGATCTACGCCGGTGGCGGCCAGATGATCGAGGAGCCAAAGCCCGGCCTCAACGCCAGGCACATCGGTATCTGGGGGTCTCCGACTGTCGGCCGCTACGGCGGAGCTCGCAAGTACGACCGCGGCGGATGGCTGCCCACGGGAGTCACCGCAGCCGTCAATCAGACGGGCACGAGGGAGGCAATCCTCACCGCGAGGCAGTGGGCAGATGTCAGTGCGCTCGCGGCGAGTGGAGCAAACGCGGTGCCGTCGCTCGATGGGGCGCAGGTCAACCTTGTGCTGGACGATGGCCATTCGTTCCGTGCGCATGTGGAGTCGATCAGCACCGGCGTCCTAGTGCGCCGTAAGCAACTCGCTGGAAGGAGCAGGTAGTGGCTCGTGAGAATCTTTGCCGCAATCCGTCGTTCGCGTATCTACTGCGGGAATGGGCGAAGATCGCTCCGGCCACGGTGAGGATCGGCTCGGATACTGACTCGTGGGGCGGGCACGCTCGCCAGTCTCCGCAGTATCTGGCCATCGACGTGCCGCCCGGCACGCAGGGTCCGGCTGCCGCGCCAACGGCAGTCACTGTCGCCGGAGGGCAGACGGTCGCGATCTCGGCGCTTGTGCGCACGAGTCCTGGCCTCGCGGCTGCTGTCTCCCCGGAGTGGACCGTGGGCGGCCGCAGTGTCACGGAGAAGACTCCGGCGCTGTTGGCCGCCAGCGCGGATGGGGTTCGCCCCGTCTGGGCGTTCACCGCCCCATCTGGGGCGACGGCCGTACAGCTTCGGTTCGAGGCCCGCACGACCTCGGCGGCCGAGCGCGGCACTCTGCCGGGTTGGGTGTACGTCGATGACGTCCTCATCGTCACGGCCCCCACCCCAGGCGAGGCACTCGAGGCAGCAGCGGGGGAGTTCTTCGACGGAGACACCCCGCCGAGCCGCATCGGCTATTCCTCGAGGGCGCTCACGCACCAGTGGACCGGCGCTCGCGGCGTTTCGACGTCGCGGGAGGTCGAGGCGGACGTCGATATGTCGTCGCTGCCTGTCGCGATTGTGGCGGGTGGACAGGCGCCCAGGGTCCAGATCGTGATTCCCCCGGCGTGCGTCCCCGCCGGGGCGGCCTGCTATGTCGAGGGCGTCACGGACACGGGCTTCACGTGGATTCCTCGCGGGGGAGTATGGTCCTCCAAGGGCTTGCAGCGCATCATTGGGGACCCGCTCGCACCGATCAACACGCCGATCAGGTACAGGCTGACGACGTCGAGGGGCCTCACGGTCGAATCGGAGCCGGTGGTCCGCTCATGGGGCGGCCTGTCGCTGATGACTGACACGGCGGGCGCGAAGCCTGTGAATGTCTTGTGGCAGGGCACTGACCAGCGTGAACTAAAACCGCGGGTGACGGAGCATGAGGTGCCGGGCCGTGCAACACCCCTGGTGGTCTATGCGCCCACGATGGGGCGCGGGACAGTGTCTCTCACGGTTCGCACGAACCTGCAGGACACGGCGGCCATGAAGACACTTCTGGCGTCTCAGACGCCGGTGGCGCTTTTCCACAACCCGCGTCACTGCGTGCAGTGCAAGCGTGGGACGTGCGATGTCGATCCAGTGACGCTCATGTCGGTGACATCGGTATCGATGGAGCGTGCGCCGCGCCTCGACGTCGCCGAGCGCATCTGGCAGCTGAAGGGCACGATCGTCGATCTGCCGCAGCCGAACACAACGTTGACGTTGTCGACGTGGAACGACTTCGATAAGCGGCGACTGACGTGGAGTGGCCTGGATGCTCGTCGGTGGCCGTGGGATCAGTTCGACAGGACTATCTGGCAGGAGGACGCATGAGCATGCCGGCCGACGTCGAGCAGATTCCGGAGGACCTGCTGACCTCGGGCTACTCGGTGTCTGTCACCGTGGAGTCGTGGCTGGGGTCGCAGTACCTGGGGGAGGTGCCCGTCGAGGATGGGTCGGTGTCGTGGGACGCTGGTCAGCAGGTGCAGGGCACCCTGTCCCTGACGGTGCCCCGTGTGGGAGCTGTGCAGGGGGAGGACTGGCGAGACTGGGACCCCGTGGACCCAGAGCACCCGCTCGGCTGCTACGGGCAGGTGCTCCATGTGAGTATGACGGTCGGGTCGCTCGTCGATGCAGGCTGGTGGACGGTTCAGCTAGGCCGGTTCCTCATTACCTCGGTGGAGCCGGGACCGTCCACGGTGCGAGTGACGGGCAAGAGCCTGATGCAGCGCCTCGAGGAAGACAGGCTGACGGAGCCAATGGCGCCCGACCCAGCGGGCACTCTCGCGTCAGAGCTGCGCCGCCTGGTCGGTGCGCGTATCGGCGTGATCATCGATCCGGCGCTCGGCGATAGGCCCTGCCCCTCGATGTCTTGGGGCGAGAGCCGCATCGATGCGGTCTACGAGATCGCGAAAGCCTGGCCTGCGACAGTGCGCGAGGGCGGGGACGGAATCATGTATCTGTCCCCGCCGACTGCGCCGCCCACCTCGCAGCCGGCGCTGCTCCTCTCAGATGGGGAGGACGGCACGGTCGTCGGGGTGGCGGCATCGGTAAGTCGAGATAAGGTCTACAACCGTGTGGTCGCCCGGGGGCAGCAAAGCTCTGACGAGGGTGCCCCCTCGTTCCAGGCGATCGCCGATCAGCTGACGGGACCGATGCGCGTCGACGGTCCCTACGGCACCGTGCCAAGGTTCTTCTCATCGCCGCTAATCACGAGCTACGAGCAGGCCAAGCGCACAGCCGAGGCGATGCTTGCAGACTCAGTCCGGAAGAAAATCAAGGTCCCCGTGCAGCATGCCCCGGACCCGCGCATCCGACTGGACGCACACGTCGAGATTGTGACGCGGCCCGTGGACGCTGCAACCACGAAGACGATGTGGGGAACCGTCTCGGCATACGAGGTCCCACTCACCTACAGAGGCACACAGAAGACCGATGTGGAGGTGAGCGTATGAGCAGCCCCGTGATGGACCTGATTTCGACGGTGCCCGACGACCTGCCTCCCCGTTATGGCTCCGACAGGTCACCGACGGCGATCGCGCGCGTGGTCAGCCTCATCGAGGGAGGCCGTGCCCTCAACGTGAGTCTGTACGGCGGGCCGCCGATCCAGATTTCAGCGACGGCCGTCAACTGGACCGGTGTCGAGACCGCGCACGTGCTGCTCGACCCAGACACCGGCCGGGCGCTACACGCGCTCGGTCCGGCGCCCAAACCAGAGAACCCGCTTCCCCAGTGGAAAGAGCTGGCAGCTCCGCCGAAGAGCGTGTGTGAAGCAACGCTGATTCCACAGTGGACGGGCACTTGGGATGGAACCTCTTGGACCCGGCACGGCGGCGGCGGAGCCTGGCAGGGCAGCTCCGGTGGCCACCGCCTCACAGGCCTCGCAACGTTCGGCCGGCAAGCCGAGGCACTCGGACGTATCACGATCACGGCCGCCACGCTGACGCTCCGTCCGCATCCGACGTCAGCCGCATGGTCAGCGCAGATCGCGCCCGCCACCTACTCGGACACCGGACCAGTCACGACGGGCGCGACGATCAGCGCCCCCGTCCAGGTGGGGGCAACCTCCCTGACCGTCGACATCACGCGCATTGCCTCCCAGCTCCTAACCCCGGGAACTGGCCTCGCCCTCGTCGGACAGACATACGGCGGCGTCCAGGCCTCCGGAGACAGCCTCTCGATCCGTATCACCTACACCTCCCGATAGGACACCTCATGAGCTACCTCGACCAGCGGGGACACCGCGTCCCTTCACCCACTGACCCCGCACAGCGACAGGACCTGCTGGCCCTGTCCTTGTCCATTCCCTCCTACAAGTCGTGTGCCTCCGAAACGGCGGCGGCGCAGTACGTGTCCGCGCTCGCGGCTGCTGGCCTGGTGGCCTCGGCGGCCCAGCCTGTTTACGTGTGGAGGACCGACCTTAACGCCGTAAGGGTGTGGGATGGGCGCCGCTGGTCGGGTGAGTCGAATTTGCAGATGGAGCTGTCGGCGGTCGGCGACGTGCCGGTCGGCTCCGGCCTGAGCGTCGGCGTGCGCAATGGCCTCATCAAGGCAGGCAAGGTCGCGACCTCTGGAACGGAGGTGCAGTTCGGGAATCTCTATCTCGACTCCATTACCTTCCAGACGCCTTTCCCTAATGACTGTGTATCTGTAACGCTCACACCGCTGTATGGAACCGGCTCGGCCCAGTGGACATTCAAGAACGCGCAGCAATTCTGCCTCGACTCGATGAGCAAGAATGGGTTCCGCGCGATGCTTCCCGGGGTCACGACCCCCGGCCGACATGCCTATGCGTGGACCGCGATCGGCTACTGACAGCCGACAACTGAACTCGCCCCTCGGACAATCCCGTCCGGGGGGTTTCGTCTACCCGATTGAGGAGAGACATATGGAACTGACGATTGAAGAACTGATGGAGTCCATGCCTCCGGCGACCGATACTCCGGCCGACGTTGTCACGCCCATCGAATTCCCTTACGAGGAGGTCACGCGATGAGCATGACAGCATCTAAGGCGCTCGCCTGGGCTGCGAGCCAGATCGGCTACTCGCGGTGGGATGACCCCCTGCCGGGGTCAGTGTATGGCCGCTGGTACGCCGAGCGTCACGGCGCATACTACGGCGAGAGCGGCGTTCCGTTCTGCGCCATGTTTGCCTCGTGGTGCCTCACCGATGACGACGGTAACTCGGTGATCCCCGGAGGGGATTTCGCCTACGTGCCATACGGCATCAACGCCGCGCGGGCAGCTGGTCAGCTCGTCGACCCGTCGAACGCAGCCCCGGGCGACCTCATTTGCTTTGACTGGGACGGGGACGGCGTGGCCGACCACGTCGGCCTGGTCGAAGTGAATTATGGGTCGTGGGTGCAGACCATCGAGGGCAACACTTCCTCGGGCGCTGCGGGCTCCCAGTCCAACGGCGGTGGAGTCTATCGCCGGTCCCGCGACTGGGATGCGGTGTGCGCGGTCATCCGCCCCTACTACTCCGATGCAGCCACTGGCTCATCCGGTGGCTACACGGACATCACGGGAATCCAGCGCGCGGTTGGCGCGGACGTGGACAACGTCCTCGGCCCCGACACGACACGCCGCGTGTACGCGGTCGTGGCGGCGAGCTCGTGGGGCGGCCGCCAGTTCCCCCTGGGGGTCGAGTACGTCCAATCGATCATTGGCGCGGACCCGGACGGCATCTGGGGCGATGACTCCGACGAGGCACACGACCGCGTGGTCGGCCAGCTACAAAGCGCGGTCGGCGTCGAGGTCGACGAATACTACGGCCCCGCCACCAACGCGGCAATCAACCAGGCGCTCGCGGGCGCGGAGAAGGGAGAATGAGATGGATAAGCTGTTGATGGGGCTTCAGTCGGACCCCTTCATCACGACGGTCATTATCGGCCTGGTGTGGCCGATGGTTCAGGCCGCTCTGGACAAGCCGTGGTGGACGCGCCGCCGCCGCGTGGTGCTCCTCGTCGCGGTCGCTCTCGTCACGACTGCGGCCGTGTGGGTCTCCGGCTCGTACCCGGCGACGTGGCGTCTGCTCATCACGCAGATGTCCGTGTTCCTCGGTGTCGCGTGGTCGGTGTACACAATGCTGTCGGCTGTCCGCATTAATGGGGCGAGCATCCTTGATTGGGTGGGCGCCGCAACTCCGGGCGGGCAGCCCCTCGATGAGCTGACGGGCACGTCGGACAGCGCGCGTGATTGACATCATCGCCGACCCGAAGGTCGTCGCAGCGATTGTCGCAGCGGTTGTTGCCATCATTGGCGCAGCCGCCGCGACAGTCGTCGCGGGCCTACGGTACGTCGGCCGACTGTTCGACGCGCGGCTCGCGCACATCTCGGAGACCGCGTCCGAGGCCCGTGATGCGGCGAAGAGTGCGGACGCGGAAATCAAGAACAATCACGATACGAACGTCAGAGACGACCTCGACAAAGCAATTGAGACTGTCTGGGTCGTGTCGGACCAGATCGGCGCTCTGTCCAAACAGGTGACGGGCCTCCTCGATCAGGGTGCCCGAATGGAGGCGACCCTCAACGCGCACAGCGAGAGCCTCAGCTCCGTGCAAGCGCGCGTCGGACGCATCGATGAGCGCGGCTCCAAGATGGCCGCCGAGCTCCACGACGAGCGGACAGTACGCGAGTACTCGCAGCGCACCATCGACGAACACGCGCATGACGCCCACGCGAGACTGCATGAGCGCCTCGACAGACTACAGGAGAAGGTAGACAAATGGGAGGAACGACAGTGAGCGGAAACGTCACGCGACTCGACGGCTCACCTGAGCACCTCGCCTACATCACGGCGACCTTGAAGACGCAGACGGGGGAGGCCACATCCCTGATGGCAGTCGGCCCCGTCTCTCGGGCAGCTAACCCGCGCGGACAGATCATGCTGCCCCTCGATCTCACGGCACCGTCGCAGGTCCACCTGCGCCTCAGCGTCCCCGGTCGGACACTCCGAGAGGCGACAGTCACGCTGAAGCCCGGCATGGCCTACACGCTCGCCAGTGTGTTCTCCGGCGAGGCGACGCCTACCCCGGCACCCCAGACAGGCACGCCAGACGTGCACGTTGATAGCGACGGAGACACAGCAACCATCAGCGGCGTCGTCTCTGACGACGGGGACACCATCACAATCGGAGGCTAACCATGGCAAAGCCCAAGATTTACACGAAGCAAGGCGCAGACCGAGCGATCGCGAAGGCCATCGAACCGCTCGCCACCAAGGAAGAACTCGCGAGAGCCTCCGCCGGTGGAAAGGTCGACCTCGGAGAATACGCCAAGCGCACCGACCTGGCACCCCTGGCCACACGAGCCGACCTCGCCGGATACGCCACACGCCAGCAGGTCGCTGAACTGCCGAGCCGCGCCGACCTCGCTGGATACGCCACCAAGAGTGACGTGGCGGGCGTCGCCCGCACGAGCGATCTCACGGGCCTGGCCACCAAGGCCGAACTCACGGGCCTGGCCACCAAGGCCGACGTGGCGGGCGTCGCCCATACGAGCGATCTCACGGGCCTGGCGACCAAGGCCGAGCTCACCGAAGCCTTGAAGCGCGTCGGCATCACCGTCTGCTCGACAGAGGCCGAAGCGCAGGCCCTCCCGGACGGCGCGCTCTATTTCCTCGTCTCTGGCGCTGCCCCTGCGCCGTCCCCGACTCCCTCGCCTGCCCCCGCAGCTGGCCCGACGCTCGTCGCCAGCGCAGCCGGTCAGGTCGTCGGACAGACCGTCACGATCAAGGTTGATGGAAAGGCCGGAGACAAGATCGTGATCGGTCTGAACGAGAAAGCACAGGGTACGCCGGCGAACTTGACCGTCCCGCAGGGCTGGGACCAGATTGTCGCCCCGTACTGGGTCGGCACGATGCGCGCCGTCGTCATCACCGGCCCATGGGCGCCCACTGTCACGCTGACGCTGAACCAGAATGCGGAGATCGGCTGGGCTGCCGCCTCGATCCGAGGAGCCTCCACGATCAAGGCTGGCGACGTCAAGAAGCGCCAGGCCCCGCCGACCGAGACAACGACCTGCACGGCTCCCGCGCTCGCGGGCGAGGGCGTGGTGCTCGGCTTCGCATTCGAGCGGACGAGTGCAGTTGAGTCCTCGGAGCAGGTGACTGTCTCTGCGGGCTGGGAAAAGGTGGCCTTCGCGGCTCAGGAAGGCCTCAACTACCAGACGGTGACGTTGGCGCGCCGCACGGGCTCGCAGCCTGCGGACCTCGTTGTCACGTATCCGAACCCGCAGGGCTCTAACGGTCTTGCAGTGCAGGTGATCGCGCATGCCTGATCTTGTGGTGTACGAGCGTCGGCGCGCAGGCGGTGATAGGCCGGGTGTCGTGCGCGTGCGTCGCCGCGCAGGTGGCGATGTGAGCCTATCGAGGCGGGTTCCGTCGACGCCGGTGATTCCTGCGGGCGAGGACGTGGTGACGGCCTTCCTGTCGCGGCGCCCGTTTTACATCAGTCATCGGATGGGTGGCACCGAATTCCCGGAGTTCACACAGGCAGGCCTCACTGCCTCGTTGCGTGCCGGGTTTAAAGCGCTCGAGCTGTCCGTGAGGCGATGCGCCTCGGGTGAGTTCGTCGCCATCCACGATTGGAAGACGTCGCGAACCGTGCCGGGCACCGACTACCAGATTTGGAACACCCCGTGGTCGACGCTGCGCACGCTCCGCCAGGCCTCGGGTGGCTTCATGCGCCTGACGGACATCATCGATCAGGTACCGGATGACATCGTGCTCGCGATCGACCACAAGACCACGTCGTCGGAGGACCAGCGCAATCCGGGCGACCTGGCGGCCGAAGAACAGTTGTTCGACTACTTGGACACGACGTTCGGTGGGCACCCTGAGCGCAGGGTCTTGTGGAAGGTCTTCGCGAAGGGGACCGGCGCGAAGCGCGCGAAGGCCCGCGGCTACAAGGTCATGGCCATGCTCTACCCGAACGAGGTCGCGGCCTCGGACCTGTCCCAGTGGGATGTCATCGGGATGGAGTGGAGCGCCGGCGCGGACGTGTGGAATCGCCTGAATGCTTCGGGCAAGCCGACGATCGCGCACATCATCGTCAACGACTCGCAGGCGCGCCAAGCGCTCGCGAAGGGAGCGACGGGGCTAATGGCCTCGTATCCCTCCCTCGTACACCCGTAGAGGACTGGACACAGAGGAAGGCCCCGCCACCCCACTGAGGGCGGCGGGGCCTTCCTTGTGCTATCAGAACTCTTCGACGCCTCCGGCAACGTGGACAGGCAGCCGATGGCGGATAAGAGAAATCATCGCTTGCGCCTCAGCTTCGTCGAGGGCGGCAGGGACGGCGTAGATGTCGTGCTTGACATACGGGGTATCAGTACCGCGGCCGCCTTCTTCGATGATGGCGATGACAGTGCGAGACTTGTGGCCGCCGCTGAAGGGGTTCGGGCTGACCCAGTCAACACGGAATGCGTATGCGCGGATGAAGACGGGAGTGAAGAGCCCGTCGGAGTCAAGGGTGGTGGTGATCTTGGTGATGGTACCGGGTCCGGTGGACCCATGAGTGCCCGAGAATCTCTCGCTGGTGATCGGGGATGCAGGCGGCGATTTCCTCGAGGGTGGGGTTTTCCCAGTCGGTCCAGGTGGTCATTGGTAGCTCCTTCGGTGGGATATCTGGTGATTCTATAGTGTGTGCAGTGTGTTCGGTGGGGGTTATGCGGCGGCTTTCACGGCGCTAATGAGAGCGTCGTCCGGCAGACGCACGTAACGCCGAGTTGTCTCGGGCCTCGCGTGTCCGAGGACGGCTCCGACGGCCAGGAGGTCACGAGTACCGGCGTACATGGCGGTGCCGCAGCGGTGCCGGAGGGTGTGCCCGGTCCAGCCTGCAGGGAGTGCCCGCGCGAGCCTCTTCGACACGTAGCCAGCCGAGAGGTGCCCGCCGTCTTGCCCCGGGAACAGGTAGCCGTGGCAGGCAGTCAGGGCGCGGCGCAGGTCCATGCGGATAATCGGAACATATCGGGTCTTCCCGCCCTTGCCCGTCACGTACAGACCAGACCCGTCCCAGTCGCGGGAGTGGACGCGCGCGATCTCCATGCAGCGCAGGCCCGCATAAGCGCCGAGGAGAATCATCGTGCGGTCGCGCTCATCAGCCCGAGCGAGCGCGTCGTGGAGCACGTCGTCAGGGACCGGCCGAGCGACACCGGCGGGCACACGCACGGCCGCCAGCCCCTGCGCGGGGTCGACGGGGATGAAGCCCGCTCCGTGAGCCCATCGGAAAAACGCCGTGATAGACCCGCGCACGCTCTTGCGCGTTTCGGGCTTCCACGAGCCCGCGGAGAGCACGTACCGCAGGTCAGTCGAGGTCACGGAGGCCGGGCCATCAGGGCATTCGCGGATGACCTTGTGCAGATGGCAGGAGTAGAGGCGAATCGTCCGGGGTGAACGGCCAGCAGCTTGCATGGCGGTAGTCCAATCTGCGACGGCCGTGTCCCAGTCCCAGAGGGGTTTCATCTGTGTGTCCTAGTTCTCTCGCAGCGCCCCACGCTCGCGGGAGGGGGATGAGCAGGCCCCCTGTTGCGACCCTTGCGGGGTAAGTGTTGGTGGCTGATTCACTGTCTCGCGACAGTGCGAGCGTGTCCACCGGAAGGATGCCGTAATCTAGGCGATGGAAGGAAGATCGTCGGTGTTATCCCAGCTCGGGCGCGAAGGAAACAAAAAGGTAACATTGTGACCAAGCCGATAACCGGACGGTTACTGGTTCGAATCCAGTCGCAGGAGCAGATGCCCCGAGTTCTCATGAACTCGGGGCTTTTTGTTGATCGGGAGGGGGAGCGGATGCAGGTGCTGGCTGATCACGTCTACCACGTGCTGGTCATCGCGTTCGTTGCTGCCACGGTTATTGAGGTGATCGTCAAGGCCGTGAATAAGCCGCGCAAGAAGAAGCGCGGGCCGGTTGCCCCCAGAGAGAGTGCGGCCGAGCGTGAGAAGCGCCTGCGAGAGCGTTACGCGGCATTCGGGGATCGTTGGCGGGAGTGGATGGATCGGCCCCGGGGGAGTGGCGACGCTGACCGTCTCGTGACGGCGGCGAGCGTCTGGGGGAGCCCGGAGCAGGGAGCCTCCTTCCCTCGGCGCTTTCACGACAGCCAGCTGGGAAAGGTCATGCTCGATAAGCGCAGCTACCTCGCGATGCTGAACGCTCCCGCCGACGTGGTTCAGCCCAGGCGCGAGCTGGCCCCGACCTCGTGGGCGAAGATACGCCTAGACGTGTGGGCGCTGCACTCGAAGGCTGCGCAGAAACCTCGTCTCATGCGCGTGTGGCTGAGTGGGGACCGTGCGCTCGTGGAGCTGCACCGCACGCGCGTCGTAAAAGTTGACGAGATCCTCCCCAGTGAGATCGTTGGTTTTGTTCGAGGGTTCACGCGCCTCGGCCCGCGCAAGGGTACGGTGGATGGCCTGCGCTGGCTGCCTGCCGAGGCGATGGAGCTGGGGGAGAAGCCGCTGTGGAACACGTTCCGCGTCCTGCGCGGAATCTCTGGCGTCGCGCCCGAGGGTTCGCCCGTCGCAGATGCGTTGCGTGCGGGGGACTATCATGCGTTTGCTTTCGTGGTCTCACGTGCCGAGAGTGCGTGGAAGGAACCTTGCGCGCATTTGCGCGTCCTGGATTGCGCTGGCGTCACTTACCAGGTGGGCGACGCGTTCTCGCGGGAGTCCGACGACGTGCGGTGGGCACCGCGCGGGGCGGGGGACGAGGCTCCGGCTCGGGCAGGCGAGGAGGAGCCGACTGAGGCCGCTCGACGAGGCCGTGGCCGCCCGAGCGGGCTCGGTGGCCTAAGCGATGCGAGCGGCACGGTGGCGACGCCGGGCAAGCCCGCCGGTGGTGTGGGCCCCGGGGTGTCTGGGCTACTTGGAGAAGAGCCTGGGCCTATGACGGATACGGATCTCGCGGTGGTGCCAATCGACCCTCGTGAGGTGCTGTGGGCGGTCGAGAGGATGATCGAGCTGTGAGGGAAGAACTCGTTGAAGCCGTCCTGCGGGTTGTGGAGGAAATCCCAGAGGGGCGCGCAGCAACCTATGGCATGATTGCGCGGGCGGTCGGTACCGGTCCGCGCGTTGTGGGGCGGATCATGC